GTTGCTTGTCCAGTCCCACCGGTTTGTTGAAAACGTCGAACACCCCACCTAAGTAGATATACAGGTGGACATTCTGTCACAACAGCACCGACTCCAGACTCGTAAGTCATTTTACGATTAAGCTTAATGTACTGATTAATCTCCTTGTCCGATGGTTCATATGTAACAGGTTTATTAAAGCCTCCGTCACGCTGACCTCCTAAGTTGATTCGCTTCTTCCAAAGTACTGTCCACTTGTCGATGTTAATTGGAGCATTAACTAGAGTAGTGTAATCTTGGTTAGAAGCCCAGTCTTGCGCTCTTTCTGCGCCCCATTCCCTGAAGAACTCGTTCTCTATGTTATTTAAGATTCCTCCAGAGTAATCTGTCTTGGGCGATACTAATGCCATCATATATACAGCCGGACTAGCACTCAAGTTACTAATGGTCATTTGTATCTTGAATCCCTTAATAAACGCAACATCTGTCTGACGTTGATCACGACCAGAACCTAGCGCAAGCTTGGTCATGTCATGAGCCCCTAAGAACAAGTCGAATGCACCCGGGATCGTTGTGTCAACATTTATGACACTCTTACACGATTGGGGCTTAGATACTCCAATCGCTCGTCTTGCACGACCACGCGCACGTGCTCTTTTGATCCTGCGAATTCCTCGATACGCGCCGTATCCTGCTACTGCTGCAACACCTAAGCCCCCGGCTCCCATAAGTAATCTACGACTACCGAAACGAGAAGCCCGTGCCATAAGTCTTAGTCGCTTCGCACTACGACCGCCCTGACGTACGTAGCGCACCTTACGTACTGTGTACGATCCACGAACCATTCTTTATTTATGATTCCTGTGGTATCCCTTGAAGGCTGGCCTAGTATTACCCAGCCTTCATCATCCCATCCCTCATAAAACATCGCGAAGCATGTTTGTGGTACGAACTTCCGCTGCTAACAAGCAATCCACGAAATGGTGCTTTACTACGAACAATTACACTGATGTTGACCAAACTGTGCTCCACAATCTAGGCAACGACGATGGCACCAAGTATCTTATCTATGGAAGAGAGGTCGGAGAACTCGGAACCCCTCATCTACAAGGATTTGTACTCTTCACTTCGAACAAACGTTTCAACGCCGTTAAGAACCTTCTCCCATCTGGATCCCATATCGAGGCCGCGGTCGGAACCCCCCACCAGGCCTCCGAGTATTGCAAGAAGGGACACTCCTTTGACCAGTTTGGCGTCTTACCCAATGCAAAGGGAAAGAACAATCGGTACACCGACTTCCGTGATTGGATCCTTTGTCAACCTTCCAAGCCAACAAGCGCTGAGATCGCTACAGAGTTCCCTGGAATATTCCTCTCCTCCAACAGAGTCCAGGAGTTTGTGGACCTCATCTACCCTGTCGTCCCTGATGACCGAGCCTTTACCTTTAGAGGATATCAATTGGCATTGGGAAGTCTACTCGACGCCCCTGCTGAATCCCGTAAGATCATCTTTGTCATCGATCCCGTCGGAAATTCTGGCAAGTCATTCTTCGTCGAACGTTATGCCCTCTCACATCCAGAAACAACTCAAATCTTGTCTATTGGAAGACGAGAGGACCTCTCCTTCGCCATCGATGAACGAAAGTCAATCTTCTTGTTTGACTTACCCCGATCTACAGGTGAATTTGCCCCGTACACTATCTTTGAACAGCTTAAAGACCGCAGAATCTTTAGTAACAAGTACCAGTCACGAATGAAGATCCTTACCGCGCCAGCCGTCCATGTGGTTGTACTCATGAATGAATATCCTGACATGACTAAACTGTCCGCCGACCGTTACAATATTATTGTGTGGAATCACGAATTCGAATAACAACAGTAAACCTAAATAAGCATTATGTGAATATTGCGTAAATCTAATTAACTTGTTTCTAAATGGTTAATTAACTTGTCTCTCCAGGAACAGCTCGTAGCCCCAGGAGTTATCATATAAAAATCTTAGACGACGCGCGCAGCGCGGCGGCCCGCCCCCCGGGCGCTCACTTGGGATCACTAAAGAACGTGATACACTTAAGTTGAATGCCAAAAGTTGCTTGTCCAGTCCCACCGGTTTGTTGAAAACGTCGAACACCCCACCTAAGTAGATATACAGGTGGACATTCTGTCACAACAGCACCGACTCCAGACTCGTAAGTCATTTTACGATTAA